ATCCGTAGTAATATTATTATAAACATCTTTTGGGACATTCTGTGTTATGGTCATACATCTTATGTAATCGATTGTTTCTTCAACAGTTCGTTCATTCTTTCCTAGGAAAGGTTTACACCATTTTGATTCCCATTTGGAAATAGAGACAAGCGAATGCTCCAAGGTTAATGACTGCTATTTTGTAGCAATAAATTCTTCCTTAATTTCATCATACTTTTCAAGGGCAGGTATAATAATTTGAAGCATTGTCATCTCTCCTTTATTTAGTTATTAGTTTGGGATTGTCATTTGTTGTTTTGGTGCTTGTGGAACAATAGCATTAACAAATTCTGCTGCTAATGTAGCATCTGTAGCTAATGCCATAAATAGATCTGAATAAGCTTCTGTTTGAGAAAAGCCAGTTGCTAATGCATCACTTTTTATGAATCTTTTACCATCTGGCGACTTTTCACCATAAGACTTAAGTACAAGTTCTTTAAATATTTTTACAATAGTTGGAGCATCTTGAGTTGCAACAATATTGGTCAACATTGTACTAAGTCCTCCAGTTGTAGACATCTCCATTTCCATTACTTCAGACTTTGATAGATTGAAATAAAAATCCTCAGTTCTTTCTGTGCCATTGTAATCTGTATAAGTCATTGTTTTTTTTAACATAATTAATATCTCCTTTCAAGAGAAATTTTTCTATTTTATAACTTCATTACTCCATTTTTTATAACTATCTAGATATCCTTCGTTTTTGTCACCATTCCAAGTAAATTCATAGTACATTCCATCAGGAACCGTTGTACTAAGTAGGGCTTTGTTATTCTGTAATGTCTTGCATTCCCAAACAACATAAACATCTTTTGCATTGATTGTTATATTATCGGTCTTTTCAACTTGTTTATTAAAATGTTTAACTATAGCGTTAATAGCTTTAGTTCTAAAAGTTTTTTCTTCCATTTCAAAATCCTTTCTATAAAACAACATAAAATTCTGTGTAGAAGGACTCTACTAAAAGAGTCCATCAAATTTATAATCAAACATACACCATATATAGTATGATTACAAGGATCTTCTGCTAACACAGATTAGATCCATTTGAAAGTATGTTATTTAGAATGCTGTTCCAAGTGCAATACGACGCCAGTTTTTACCAGATGTAGTATTGTTAGCAATACATTTATATAGATATGTATTATCTATAAGCGCAGAACCAACAGCGCCAATAGTACCATCTATTCCGCCAGTTAAAGTTGCTGATGCAAAGGTATTGGTTCCAGCAGTAAATACTTTTGTTGTACCTATGCTATTGCCAGCTACTCCTGCTACTAATGCTGTAATAGTACATACATTTGCTACAAATGCACTAGCGCTTACTAATGGATGAGGAGCATTTACTCCGTCTGTACCATTTATAGCAGCAACAATGGCTAATTTCGCAGTTGGCAAATCAGTACCAATAGAGATTTTACCTGCAGTAGTTGCTGATCCTGAAGCTACAAAGGTATATACCTTTGTTCCAATAGTCATGGTGTTTCCAATTGTTGGCTGAGTATCTATAGTTAAAGTTTTTGTAGCATTAACTGCATTTACAGGACTTCCAATTGGAGTTCCATCATTAAGTAAATCTTTAATGATGTTACCAAAACCCATTTGTTTGGTATGGGTGTTTATATTATTAATTTTTAAAATTTCTGAATCTGTTAATTGTTTCACTTAAAAACCTCCTCTTTCTAATAAATAGAAAGGCCTCCTGACAATGCAGGATAGGCCACCATTTTGATTAATTAATTAAGCAGTTGTAAATTTCCTAATTACTGGAGCAAGTGATTGATTGTAAATATCAACAACTCCAACAACAGCAATTAGATAAGGTGTAGCTGCTGTTAAGTTTACAGTTGATTTAAATGTGAGTATCTTTCCTGTAGCATCATATGACTTATTTCCAGGAATAATAACTCCAGCTGCTGTTGTAACGATAACCGAATCTTCAAGTATCTTATTATTAAAAGTAAGAACTTGACTTGAGGAAACAACAACTGCAGTAGCTGCATCAGCAGGAAGACTAGTTGACAGAACTAAAGCTGAAGGTGCTTCACCAGCAAATATAGTAGCAATTTCGTCAGGTAATGGAAGACGAGCATTAACCCCAACAGTTCCATAAAGGATTAATTCAAGTGCTGCTAAATTGGCCTCTACCACTTTAGTGGAGTCAATTATCAAAGTAGCAGTAGGTTTAAAACCATCTAAAGCTACAGGAGTAGTTGTTACTGCCCAAGAAAAGGTTATAGCTTCAGGTGAATCATTAATGGTTTTATAACCTTTTTCTGATGGTGAAGCCATTGCTCCATATATCAAATGAAGTTTATAACCATAATCTGTTCCGTCAATATCATTACCAAAAGCTGTTCTATAGCAAAGACCGAATGACTTACGAGTCTGTTGACCTATTGATACACCTGTTGCTATTGATCCTGACCCATCACAAACTGAAAATTCATCAGGATAAGTGTATGCTTCAATAGTTGCTCCAAATTCCTCAGCAGACATAAGACTTAAGTATTTAATATCATCTGCATAAATAGGTGATGCTTCTGCTCCAGAAGGACTTTCAGTAACAGCCGTTAAACCGTTCCATGCTACACCTAGAGAATATGAACCTCCGGTTTGAACTGGATACAGGACTCCTTGCTTTACGCCAGTTTCATATGTTTTTTCGCCTAATTGATCCCAAACTAATTTTGACATTTAAAATTCCTCCTTATTTTTAAAAGTATAATGTAAACGCATCATGATTAAGATTATCAGAAGTATAATTTCTATTAAAAGCACAAGACGGTAATAATGCAACTTTTTCAATTATTATACTATCTGGATTAGCATCAATCACAATTATTTCATATGATGTTTTAAGTCCATATACCACATCATTAGCATATTTGGTTTGAATTTTATCTCGTGAATAAACTATTGCTGGATATTTCATTGTAATTGTAGAAGGAGGCTGATAGTAAACATTACCAGACCCCAAAAGAGCAACTAATATTGAATGGAGTTTAAGTCTACTACCCATTATATACTCCCCCCATCCCTAATATTAATCTTGGATACTGAACTTCAACGTTTAGAACTTTCCATTTAGTACCCAGATATTCTATATATCTAATAGACTGAAAATTCTGATTGGCAAATGGGTCGGCTACAATACTTATTTCATTGGTCATATTTACATTGTCATTCAATGTGCCGGAGGCAATAACTAACTTTCTACTATTGCGAAGAAGCTCTCCATAATAGGTTTTTTCAGTTATTACATCTTCCCATACACCAGGAGCAGTTTCTGTAGATATCCCATAGCCGACTGGTCCATAATACTTTGCCATTTTGAATTATTCCTCCTTATAGAAGTATGGTTTATCTTTTAGACTATAACATTTGGAACTATTAGGGCAATTTATTGTCTGTTTTTGTCGACAATCATCACACTTTTTAGTATACACTTTATTTTTAGCCAAAAGATATACCTCCTTTATTTATTTCTAAACGTGTTTCTTTTCTATAACTATAGCAGAGTAAGGTTTAGTTAAAGCACCAGAGCATCTAGTTTCAATTAAGTATTTCTGTTGATTGTAGTCGATGTCGAAATCATCGAACATATTAATTGCTCCGCCTTTATCAGCACCTATTGTATAATCTTTAAGATTAACAATTATTCCAATAAGGTCATGTTGAAGAGGTGTTGCTTCTGTTCCCATACGAGAAACGCCTTCCATAACTGGAACTTCCATGATACTAGATACACCAAGAGAAAGACAAAGTTCGGATATATTTGAATATATCTTTCTACCAGTTGTATCTCTTACAAGCAGCATCTCTATAATGTTAGCTTGAGTAGCATAGAAAGTAGGATTACCTGAACCCTTATATTGTCCTTTAGCTCTTAATATCTCATCAATCATTGTTTCGGGATCAGCTGATACATCAACATGAGGTGCATATAGAACATCATCAAGATATATAGGTCTTACATTATCAGTATTGATTTTATCTGGGTCAGCTTCACTACGTTGATCGCCAACTAGAATTGCTCTTGCTATTTCTTCATTTAACATAGTTCTCATCTCAGCTTTAAGCCATACTACTATGTCTAAATCTGTTATATCAACTATATCATCTCTATCAAGTTTCTGTTTCTTGTAGATGGTTTGAGGAGTTGTTACTCTCTTAAGAAGTTTAATAACTTCATCTTTCTTTAAACCGCCTTTAAGGTAACCTTTAGCTCTAGCTTCATCAGCTGTAAGATCTACTGCTGTAGATTTGATTCTACTAAAAGGTGAATGATTTGCTGCTGATAAAACTGCTTCTACCCAGACATCATCTCTCTTTATTATTTCAGGTGTCCCATTAACAAGTCTTGCATCTGGGAATAAGAAATCAATATTCTCTATACCATAAGTTTGTACATGAGCAAGGAAGGATTCTTTCAAACTACCACCCTTTTTAGCATCAGTGAAAATCTCAGTTACCTGGGAATGACTTAAAGCCACCTCTTTGTTATCTTCTTTTTTGTCAAATGCGTTTGTTTTCATATCTTTTCCCCCTTCTTCAATTGAATGTGCAACAACTTTGTCATTGCCATTAGGTTTTGTTGTATCTTTTTTAGGATCTACAGTAGGTTCTGGAGTAGGAGTATCATTTTCTCCCAAAGCATCAGCAAGCATAGCATATACCATATTTTGCTGTTCTGTATTTAGTGTATTAAATACATCTTGCAATGTTTTCTCAGCTGCAGGCTTTTTATCTTCAACTGACTTAACTGGTTCAGCAGGCTTTTTATCTTCAACTGGCTTAACTGGTTCAGTAGGCTTCTCAACAACTTTTGTAGCTGCATGTTCTATTTCCTCTGAACTAATTGGTTCATCCATATAAACTATAGCCTCATCATCCACCGTCTCATAGGAATCTCCATGTTGAATACTAAGATTGTCTATATATGCACCCTCATTTGCTCCTGCTAATACAAGACTAACTTCTCTAATCATTCCATGCATAACATCAAAACCTTTTTGTTCTAATTTATTAGCATATATGGATAACGATTTAACATCCCCATGTTCAACAAGGGTTTTGGATTCTTTACCAGCTGCAGTATCATTAAACGAACAATAACAATATACACCATCTTCTCTATTTTCAAGAAGAGCATGGCCTAGTACATTGGCAGGATTATCGTGTATGTGCTGCCAAACTAAAGGTACTGTAACTCCATTATTTTCTTTAAATGCATCTTTACGGATAGTTCTTCCGTCAGAACATTTAATGTCATTCTTAGTGGCATATCCACTAAAGTCAAATTTAGGCATTTTAATTTCCTCCTTCATATTAATATTATTAATCTAATTATTTATGATTCTTGGCTGCCATCTCAGCTTTTGTATAAAAGATAGTATTACTATCTTTAGGTTTAAAGTCATTTGCATCTTTTGCTTTAGAACCCTTGCCTTTTGTCTTAGGCTTTCCAGCAATAGTTGTAATTACTTTATTATACGCTTTCTGATATGTAGTTTCATAATTAGCATCAAGTTCAACTTTTGCTTTTGCATAAGCATCTCTTGTTTTGGTGATTGTAGCTTTTAAATCAGTTGCAGTTTTCTCTCTTTCGCCTGACACAGTAGCACTTATATCTTGTCGTGATGATTTAGTATTAGATGCTAAATCATTTCTATTTAAACCAGCAGCATTACGTATATCATCTATTTTTTTGTTTCTGCTTTCGACAAGAATGGCCCTTTGATCACCACTAACTCCTTTAGGTATTGGTGCAACATTAGCAATATCAGATTTAAGTTTAGTAGCTATACTAATTCGTTCAGCATCTGCTTCCTTTGTAAGTTTTTCCTCATATGCTTTAAGTTTTTCGGAAATTCTCTTACGAGTCTCATCAGCAGTTTTTTGAAATGCTTCAATTTTTTGATCATTTGCAAGTTTATCCGCTGCAACCTTTTGTTTCTTATCTGAAGATATTTGATCTTTAGAATAAGTCCATTGTTCTTTCTGAGCATCACTCATTCCACTTGTTGAACGACCTTTAAGTTCTCTATTCTTTAGATAGTATTCATGAGCCTTTACAGGATCATAAGGTTGTTCAACAAAATGTCGTATAAATGCTTCTACTCTATCAATTCCAATTATATTATCCATTTTCACTACCACCTAAAATCTTATCCACCTCAGATTCTAGACTTTTAAGTAAATTGTTCATTATAACTCCTTGGGCATCAAGTTGAGTAGAAACATCTGTTTGTGTTGGTGCATTTTGGTCAATGGTTGGATCAGTAGTTGAGTCGATAGGTGTATTAGGATCATTAGGTGTTTGAGCATTGGCACTATTCAAGTTCTTATTACGTAATTCATCAGCTTTAGGATCTTTTGAAGGCTTAAAACCAATAATACCTCTGAACTCATTAGATGATAAGACTTCATTACGCGTAAATTTATCTGCTATATTGGCTAACTCAGTAACAGGCACAAGTTGGAATGGGTCTCTGAAATAAGTAATTGTTTGTTTCTGAGTTCGAGCAGTTTTAGTTAAGAATTTACGTTTAAATTCATCTGTTATAGCATTCAATATTGGACCAATTGTTCTATTAAAATAGTTAAGCATTGTTTTTTCGTCAGCCGTTCCATTAAAGACACTCTCGGTTAGACCTAACTGG